TTGGATGCTTCACTTCTGTCTGTGCTAAGTGCTGTTCTCCAAACATATGCTTCATTGCTCGGCATAATTGGCATGTTTCTTGTTTTTCTGAGGCAAAACAAGGATTCTCGAGTGCGGGATTTGGACACTAGATTACGTGCAAAGATTGACAGTCTCATTGACTTTGTGAATAGGGAGATTGCTCCAGCGTATGATAATGAACCAAGGATAAGAGTGGACTCCCAAAACTGCGATGAAGCGCTTGAAGCAATAGTGGAATATAAGGCTGCACGTAAGAATGAAATCCCTCGCATTGGAACTGAGGATATTAAACGATTATTGATACTATGGACACTCGTTGAACGGGAAAGAAAAGATATGCTTCAGCTAAGGAATGAGTCACAGGCATTATCAAAGAGACCAATCATGCCGAATCGCTCGTTTCTGTTTTTTGTTTCATTTTTCGCATTGGAGCTGTTACTTGGTTTTTCAGGAGTCTTATTTGTTATGTTTGAACACAGTCTCCAGTATACGGTCACAGTGATCATAGTAATCGTTGCTATGGTCGGTTTGGTGCCTCTCGGTAACTTGTTGTATAGAATACGTTAGGCGCGCGCTCTTCTGAACAGATTAAATGGGGGTTTGGAGTGTTCTAACGCGCGCGCTAATGAATTCTATGGAGCTTTCACGATTAATGTAGACAGATCATAGACATTTTATACGCCCAAGCCTAGAAGCAAAGTTGCGTGCGTGGGCGCCGCTTGATTATCCCGCCAGAATAGGTAAACCTTAGTTTGCAGTAGCATTCCGCATATCTTTATGAGACGAACCATCTTTTCCAATGGAGCTTTTTTGACTGCCTCGGCGTAGAGGCTGACTTTTCCATAGACGTTGCGTGAGGCAAATTCTTTGAGGAATCTAGGATGCCGATGCTTGATTAAGGCGGCTCGCAGCTTGTTCAAATCAGCTGAGTTTAGAAGACGCAATTTGTGCAATAGATAGGTTTGGGAGCCTAGGAATTGAGGGTTAAAGCCTAGATCAGACAGAGTTTCGCAAATGCAGAGGAGTCCTTTGGCAGGACTTTGCTGGGTGATCCGCTGCATCCCAGCGTTTTCTGCAAAGGGATTGTACTTTGCCATGACTGCAACCATTTCAACGTGCGTTCCGACAAGCGGCAGTGTATCTCTGATCAACTTCTTCCCCAGTCCCATTGTTCGATATTTTGGATGCACAACGACACGGCTGATAATGCTCAGTTTCTCGTTAAGTTCATTCATGCGCATTCTGGGTAAAACCATTCTGCGACCGTATGCATTAGGGGGTGGATAACAGTAAACAATCACGCCGCACACTTCCTCTGCACGCCGGAGAGAGAAGATCTTGCGAACAGCACCCAGCCTGTGGCTTCGATAATGAAAACTGGCGAGCCGCTTCCAATCTTGCGTTGTACCCTCCGAAACATGCATCTCTCCCATCAGACTGCACTCTCGGGCTGGCTCGTTTGGATAATATTTGACTGATATTTCCTTGCCGAAGCGCTTGTGAACATGAACACTAGGCTTCAAATCCTCAAACAAGTCAGTATGAGTTGTAGCCGCAACAACAGCTTTTCCAAGGGCTCTCGCAAGCTTCTGTACATTAAAGGCCACAATCTTCGCTGTATCCCGGTCTAGTGTGGCGCAGAACTCGTCCATCACCCACCATTGTCTGCCGCTCTCAATCAACTTGGCGAGACGGTACCTGTATCGCTGACCATCTGACAGTTGATTGTAGGTGCGTAGGAATAGAAACGCGTCGTTAAGGCCCACGCGACTTAGAAGCTCCAGGCCTTCCTCAACCGTTCTGCCAAGCGTTTCGATAAGCGGCCTGTCAGCATCCACTCTAACACGGGTCATCTCTACCGCCTCAGGTCCAAGATCCTTAAGCAGAGCTCGCAAGAAAACACTCTTGCCGCTGCCACTATCGCCCGTAATGTACACGATGTCCTTCGGAGAAAGGTTCAACTCGACATTGTCATATATCACGAACTTCTCCCATTTGTCAAGACCTAATCCAAAGCCTTCAGCAACCGCAACAACTCTCTCACTAGGTCTAGGAGCCGCAGTTTCATACGCGACATCAAGAACAAACTTGCCAGAAATTCTATCATAACGCCTAGCAAACTTGTAGATCCTGAAATACTCTCTTGCTCTTCTCATTGTTTAGACACCTAGTATCTACTGACAATAATCGAATTGGCAAAAAGGGGGAAAAAAGTCTTCAGAAAATCAAAATGCAGCCTTACGTTTTTGGAGGACTTGGGCCAGACGCCAGGGTCACCTGCCTGGTGAAATGCAACTTTCTTGCAATTATCTCGGAGACCTTCCACAGATACCAAGTAAGAAAACCGTTAGCAAACCAGAGTTGGATCGTACTATAAGACCAGCCAGCATACAAGGTGCCAACCCCTATCGTGAAGCTGATCAACGCCGTGTACACGAAGTTTTCAAGCTTGAAGTTTTCAGCAGGCGTCTTCGACAAGTATCCCACGATGCAATTTAGCAAAGCAAGTATCACGGCGATAGGCGTGGCCTTAGCCGCAACCCAGATCCCGTGAATCCAGTCGATAGGCAAATCCGGAGGCTGATCCTGAGCAAAAACGACGGGAATGGCAACCGCAAATGCCAGCAAAGCTAAGACAGCCAGGAATAGTTTCTTCAATTCCGTTCCACCTCCTCTCACCTTGCGAAACCGGTAAGCTTCAAGCATGTTGACCTATCAAAACGCCAGTGATAGTGCCAATCAACCCAGTAATTGCGGCGAACACTTCGCTGTTCCAGCTGTGAAGAAGAGCCATGTGAGCAATCTCCACAGCGCTAAGGCAAACCGTCATGCCGATGGCAAACTTCACGCCGTACACAAGCTCATCTTGGGGCCTGATAAGAAGCTCTTGACTCCTTCCCCTGGGCCCTTTCTGATGAATTCTTCTTGTCAGGGCCCGTTCAACCCAGTCTGCCACGGTGATTGCGCACCTTCTGCTGCCTGGAACTACGCTCATTCCGCCTTCCGCCAATTAGAAAACTGTGAAGCAAATCTTTGGCCTTTTCAGTTGAAACATAACTCTTCCGTATAATGATAATTTTTATGCTCCATTGAATGGGAATCGCTGTGTAGTCCAAATCGTAGAGGCCGTTGGCATACCGAAAATTGTTCTGAGCCAGGATCAAGTGCTTGCTGTTTTGACCTAAGACGGCAAGGTAAATCCCCCAACTTTCAACGTTTACATCAATTTTCGTACCGACCTCCAAGCTCTTGCCTCTGCTCGCGTCGCACCATTCAACACACACTAAATCGCCTACGCTGAGTTTTTCTATTTCACCAAGAATCTTTCGCTTCAACTCAGTTTTTCTCCGTTTGTTTTCGTGTACGCTTTCGCAAAAGGTGTCTGAACCTGACATGCGGGCTCGTTTTTCCCAGAAGTTGCATGTTGCCTTTTTCGTTAAGAACCATTATCACCTTGCCCCTTGAGTTCAGAAAGGCCAGACCTTTTGGAAAGCCAAGCTTTTCGGCTTCAGTTATAGCAAACTTGTTTTCGAAAACAACGTCAGCAGCAGACCAGTTCTTGCAGTTGACGCTGTTTGTGATTATGCCACCGTTGAACGTTATTTGGCCAGAATAGACGTTCGGACATCGTGCTTCAGCAAGGACGCCGCTTGTGATGTCTCCTGCAGCGTGGTTGTGTCCTGCTGGCGTGTACCGGCCATTAGGGTTAACATACATTGGATTGTTGCTTGCACCTTCAGCTTCAAGCACGTAGCCATTTGTGCCACGCGGCATATTCAACAATGAAAATTGGCCGCTCGTAATAATGCCGGCGTCCGCAGTTACATTCTGCAGAACACGGCTGCTCGAGATAACCAACGCACCGCCGATATTCAAACAGCCAAGATCGGCAAGGCCTGCCAGATACAGGTTGCCCCATCTCGTTCCAGAAGCGCCAAGATTGTAGGTGTTGTCAGCGTTTGGCAGAAAGTGAACTGCTACTCCGCCCGCTAAAGCTTTAATCGCACCTGCAAGGTAAATGTCTCGCCAGCGTTTCGGCGTAACATTTTCGCCAATATCATATAGATTGTCTGCATCGGGTATCAGGTTTCCAGTCCAATGGAATTGGCTCGCGTAAAGGTCTATTGCGTGGATCTCGCTCCAACGTCGTGGCGAGTCGCCACCGTGGCCAATCTTTCCTGCATTGTCTCCTGCAGGTACAAGATCATTCTTGACTTCAAACTCTCCAGATGCTAGTCTGCGCAGCCAAGTGTCAAGAGCAGCAGTCCCACCTGAACCGAACTGAAGACGGTCTTCAAGTAAAGATGCCAGCGGGTTAGCATCACCTTGATTCTTTATGTGCAACTGACCATATGGCGAACCCAGGCCATGATACAAAGTTAATAGTTTGCCGTGGATTTCATTCCAGTGGTAAGATTCACAACCGAAAATACCATGCTCATTGTCAGAAGGTTGTAGCTGATGATCAACAAGTTGCGAGCCGCTCTTGTTCTTAGTTCGGAACGTCGTGACTGCTGCCACATCATTAAGAGGTCCTATAAAATTTGGCGCGATCCAGCCTGTGAGCGGATCCCAGCCTCCTACTGCTGGACTGCTGTATTGAACGCCGTTAACGTCGCCCACTTCATGGCCAACATAGTGATTGCCAACGCCACCGCCGCTTAGTGATCCTGTTGTGAACTGGCCTACTCCAGCCTTTGTCCTAGCAAGCTTTTCAACGTTGATTGTTTTAGATCTCATGCCGTAGAGATAATCAGCGAGTTGCGGGGAGACTTTTCCAAGTTCAAAAGTCACTTCAAGCGTCTGTTCTTTGCCGTCAACGTAATACTCTACAGTGTCAACGCGGTAGTCGCCGTCAACATTCTCGTTCGGAAAAGTAATGTGCACAGTGTCGCCTGGAAGAATCGGCGTGCTACCATAATCAAGGATTGTGCTTTTGACAGTTAGAGACTCCGCGGGATCCTTATAGTACGCTAGCAAACTTTTCGCGCGTAGGTCACATTCGCCATCAGTTACAAGCTCTTCATCAGTTTCTGAGAGTTCGCGCAGTTCATCGCCAGCTACTTGTTCAACAGCCGAAAAACGGCCCTTGTCAAAGAAAAGCTTGTCAATATTCATAGCGATCCAGCCGTTCGTCTGATATGGACCGCAAACGCCCTGTCCCGCAAATTCTACGTAGTTTATGTTTCTCCAGTCTGGATTACCCTGCGGAATCCAGTAAGGCTCATTACTGTTCTGCGTTTCATAGGCTGTGCCAAGGCGATCTGTAAAATAGGCCCAACGCGTGTCCTGCTGGTCAGCATCAGCGATTGCATAGTGCTTTTCAAAATAGTTATTAGGATCCGTCATTAAGCGGACATAAAAATCTGTGAACCAATAGTTTCCGCCTATGCACTGACCAGTTTTGCGTAGCGCATAGTTCAGCTGCTGAAAACCATTATGGCCACCACACTCAACACCACTTTGCAGGGCAAGTCTCATGCGGGCCGTGGGATATGGCCAAGTGCTCACGCCTTGAACATACACGCTGTAGTTGCCGTAAACCTTGTTTGTGCCATCTGCGCTGAGGGTCTCACCTGAATCGCAGCTCCAACCTGTTGTATCTTCAGTCCATAAATCCATGCTTGCAGGATAGACTTTCTCTGCGGCGCCGAAAACGTATATCTTATTGCGCACCCGGGTGATGTCTTTCTTGTAGCCCGTAACCTCTGGAATGTTTACGAGAGATATGCTCCCAGCTTTACTGTTTAAGGGGAAAAACTCGAACTTGCCATCAGGCGCCACGCGAAAGTCGAAGCCAATAGCACCGTTAAGATCAGCGGTTTCAGCAATGTACTTGAGAATATCCAAAAGTGTCGTGTTGTCATAATCAAGTTCTGTGTAAGTTGTGCTTGTGTCTTGGATGAGTTCAACGCCGTTTCTAATATGGCTGAGACCTGCATAACTGTCCATCAAGTCTTTGACTACTGCTTCGCCCTTTTGGTTCGTGTAAGTCTTGCTTACGACTCTGCTGAAAAGCCGTTCACCCCAACATCTGCCCGTGACCTTGAGATAGTGCTCGTCAACCGAGGGCTCCTCGTACTCGATGTTCTCAACCTTGCAAGTGATGATTTGCGGTACGTTCGTTCCTCTGCCAACATAGATAGTGCCATTCGAGGGTACAATGATCGGAATTTGTCCGCCTGGACTGTACTTTTTGTCCCAGTTTTGCAGGGTCAGTTCGAAACTGCTGACTTCCTTCGTACAGCCAAGATGTATCCTAAGGTCGATAACATCGCCTTGAGGGGGCGTAACCGTGCCTAGGACAACAGCAACCTGCGGGATCCCGACGCTCCCGATACTCATTCAACACCACGCCGGAGCATATTCTGTTCCTGAGCACGTTGAATGCCCTTGGTCACTGTTGGAATTTTGCTCGCTGCATCATTGTAATTATTGACGCTTGCAGTCGCAGCGTTCATTTGACTTGCAAAAATAGAGACCGCAGCAGCAGCGGCAATGATAACCCCGATTCCCACACCTGTCAGAGCCAAGAATGTGGCGTGACTAATGTTCAAAGCGTTTTGACACGCCGTAGCAAAGTTGCAGGCAGCAGCATAAATATTGTGGGCAACTGCTGAAAGGCCGATCGCTCCGGTAGTAGCCATTGTTGCCGTACCTTCAATCGCAATCGCGGCTGTGTGCCCTGTTGTCATGACTGATAGGAAGCTGTACATTCGAGCGGCTGTGGATACAACCATTATCATGGTCATGGCCGTGCGCAGGTACTTGCTTGTTTCTTTATCCACAAGCCCGAAATCATTAGCCAACATTGTGATCTCCGAACCCATCATAGCAAAATTCCTGATGCCGCCTGCGACCGTGCGTAAGCTCACTTCACAAGCCTCAACATGCGTGCCCATATCCGTGAAGCTCTCACCTGCAACGCGGACGCCTGCGCTCATCTCTGTCGCGGCAACCCCAACCTGGCTGAAGGAGCCAACAGCACTGGCACCCACAGAAGCGATATTGTCACCCATCCTTGCAGCGTCACTGCTGATCGCTTCAAACTCAGGCGTAGCCTCATTAACCGCCTTGATAGTTACACCTAATTCACCCATACTGCTCATGAAAACCGAGGCTCCTACCTTGATACTACTTTGGTACTACTTCGGCCTATTCCGAGGAAGCTTCCTCAGCTGCGTACTGCAACGCGGCAGCAACAATCGAAAGAAAATTCATGGCATTCTCGCTCAGAGCTCGCGTCAAGAAATACCGTGCCTGAATGTACCGCGTTCCAAGCTCTTGAAAGATTGCGTATGGTACCATGCACGCGACCTTGACGACCCACTTGTAGATTATCCGTGAGTATATGCTTGAAATCAACCGTCCGGTACGAATTGGTGCAAGCTCTTGAGCCCTTCGTACAACAAGCCGGCCAGTCTGATTCAACGCGTCCTGCACATACTTCTGCGTCGCATCATCCAGTCTACGCATTCTCTCAGCAAAATCTTCAATGCCGCCAACTTCAACCCGCAACTGTACGCTCATCCACGGAAGCCCCTTTGAGAACCCGATTCTCTCTTGGCCTTGTCAATTTCCTGTTGAGTCTGCCTGTCAATCTCCGCAAGAATTATCAGAAATTCCTGTATCTTCTTACCAGGCTGCCGCTCTAACTCTTCGACTGTCCATCCAAACTCTTTGCACAAGCGATAATCTGTCAGGGCTGGATGCGGTCTTCCGCGTCTCATCGCCCTCAGGAGTTTTTTCTTTCCTCAACCGACAAGTTGATAACACTGTTGACTTTTTTCTCAAGGAGCTCTGCAAGTTCAGGCGGAACGCAAGTATCAATGTCCCGACTCAGAAGCTTCTCAAGAGTAATAGGCTTGCTGGCTGGCTGCTTCAAGCTTGCTAGGACAAACTCTGCTTGGATTGCCGTGTGGTTTATGCTCAGAACTTGTCCGGTCTGGTGGTTGTACTGTGTATATCGTTCGATGATTTCTTTTCGCAGGGCCCAGGGAATCTGCCTAGCAACGTAGTGACCTTTGTATTCTTGGATGTAACTCTCGTCGATGTCAAACTCTTCTTGTTTTGGCATGATTGATCATCTCCATGGTTGCCACGCGGTTTTCGATTGTCGTGTTCACGTCTTCAAGAATGATTACTTGCATCCACTTTGGAAACTTCAGGATCCGAGCCCCAAGTCTATCCCACATTTTCATCCACTTCTTACGGAGCTCTGCTTCTCGACCCCAATTCTCCAAAATCTTAACTTCAGCCATTCATCGGCCTCCTAGCTTATCCAGAGATCTCGAGCGACAAACTTCGCCTTCACGCTCACAAGGTCCTCTTTCTTGTTCGGCAAGTCCCAATCTTCCCACTTGCAATACTTGAACAAGGCCGTGTTTGTGCTTCCAAGGCCGAAAAGCAGACTGAACTCAGTATCATTCAAGATATCCACAAGCTCGGAGTTGCTCTCAAACTCCATAGTCAACTCGCCCTCAAGCTTGCGATTTCTTTCACGCAAATATTTTAGCCATAATGCAGTGCCACCGCTTTGAATCACTCCAACAGGTTTCAGGTTATTCTCAACATCGAATTTCCAATCAGTCACGTCAGTTAAGGTCACACCGCTTCCGCCTGAGGGAACGCCCTTCTGCACATAAGAGTTGTTGAACGGAACTGCGCCAGAAAAGTCACCGTATGTTGCACCTGTGATCAAAGAAGTTCCATATCCAATATTTCGTCCTATCAATTCAACATTTGCCTTTATCACATCTTCCAGGTGACATTCAACGCTCAGCTTGTCAATCTTGCAACCAGTCAAAAGAAAGCTAAGAATGTCCGATGGATTTGACCACAAGCCTTTGTAATAGAGGATTTGAACGCTTAAGCTGCTGAGCGTTTGAACATGCTGTATGAAACTAATAGGCGAAACACTCGATAGGGCACTGGGAACTTTCAACGTTACTTTCTCCAGTCCAGCATTTAGACTTTGAAGGTCTCTGCTACCAATACCCATCGTTTTTATCAATCCAGGATCTACTTTCGGCTCCATGCCTTCCGTGTTTATTCCAAGGAATGCAGGATTAGCAGGCGTCTCGCTATACACAGTTTCTGCCACAAAATAGATTCGCGATTCATGCGCACCGTACGTTTCAACACTCATACTTGATCACCTTTTAGAATATGCCTCCAATGTCCTCGAAGGACCATGACTTCAGAACAAACTCTGTCCTGAAAATGAACGGTTTCACGTCAACCTTGTCCCTATCACGAAAGGCCACGACGTCCAAGTACGTGATACCGTTAACGGTAACTGTGCAGCCAACATAATCACAGTAGAGCACGGCCGCAGAGGACCCATTGCTCGAGTTTGTCGTTCTCGCCAACAACCAAACGTATCCGTTCGCGTCAATGTAATTCGTCAAGTTTGAAGTCAATGTGATAATGATAGCTTCATTTGCGCCTCCGGATCCGGTGGCAGCGTTTTGCCAGGCAGAGGCCACCTGATTCCACACCTCAATCGTGCCACCGTTCCCTCCGGGAGCGGTTCCGTAACCCACAAAACTTAAGACAATTTTCAGGACCGTCTGCGCCTTGCTGGCTACTTTGAAGCGGAAAAGCATCATACCGTATTGAAGGTTGACTGATGTGCTCTTGCTATAATCTATGGAATCTGCAGTCCAAATTTTCTGGTAATTCGTACTTGAAAGCTCAATCCAGGCCGCGTTGCCCGGAGCAAACTCGCTTACACCTGCAGCTTGAAAAGCCTTGTGCGGATCCCCAGAGGGATATCCGAGTCCTACAAAATCATAAAGGGTCTGATTGGGAACTTTCATGTTCTGCCGCACAACACGGTTTATCTCTTCCACAATCTTCTGCCGCATGCTTCTGCCCGTGTCTGAACTCCCAACCTTGTCTGTAGCCCACACATTCACGGCAAGCCTGCCTTGTCGCTGACGTATCTTGCCGCTTAAGTCGATTTTGTGATCCTCGCTCTGACTCAGGCCCACGGTTACTTGGCCATCATAATTCTTGAATAGTTCGCGGTCATACCACTGCTGGCTTACGTACACGCTAGCAATCGAATCATCATTCTTGACCACGCGCATGTTCTGGTTAAGAAGACGAATCGTCGTCGTCACTGGATCCTCAAGGCTGCTCATTGACTTATCAACTTCCTGCAGACACTCTTGCTATACAGTGGATCCCCATTCACGTCGAAAACCTGAACTGTCAATATCTCATAGTCCACGCCTCGGCGACGGATCTTGTCATGAACGCGCACCGGCAAGAAACTATAAACCGTAATATGATCTTCCGTGATATAGCCTGGCTCAATAACGATTTCGCTAGCAGCCCCCATAGTGACAAGGCCCTTGAGGCTTAAGCCTTCGCTCCAGGCAACCTGATCAGCAGCTTCTTGAACTGAATAAAGAAGCAGGTTCTCACCACTCAGATCCAAGGCGTGAGTCATGTCTGTAGCTGGATCCTGATAGTTGAGAAAGAGCTCCGCAAGCCACGTCACGTTTGCCATAGCCTTCTGCAGCATGATCTGACTGTAATCCGTGAAAACCTGGCCCCAAAATAGAAATTCGTCCTGATACTTGCTGATTACCTGCATGCTCAGGGCAAGGCTCGGCTTGTCATGTACAGCTCTGATTTTCCACAGAACGCCGCTTGTCACCGCGTCGTAATAGGCGCATGCTGGAAATCTTCCGATCACGTCGATGTACCCAGGCCAACAGATTGCAGGATTGTACGCTGGATATTGTGCTGAAGGCCTAATGCTTTGCAGGAAACTGTAAACCTGTTGACACGTTCCGTTCCACCCTTCAAAGGCATAAAGGCCAAGCATCGCGAAGCTCATCGGGTCATCGTAAACCTGAGTTTCTCCCAAACCCACGCGGTGCCAATTGCCATCCCCAAGCGGCTCAGGGTCAAACCACAAGTACAGCTGCTCAAAACCGCTACGCAAGAAGCCGACCAGATCACTCATCATCGTATTGTACGTCGACGCGTGGGCTACGTCATAGGTTTGGGCTAGCATCTGCAATCCGATTAGGCAGTACAGATTCTCAACGTCCATTATCGCGGTGCAGTTATCGCCCACATCGACAAGCCTTGCGAATCCACCGTAATATTGTACGCCAAGAACGCTCGGGAGAACCTGCATGTTGCCAAGGAAAGTGAAGCCCGCAAGTACTGCGGCTGAAAGATAAGTTGCCGTTCCCGTTAAGGTATAGGCTTCTAGCAGTGCCGGTATACATCTCCCAGCGTCGATACTCCAATAATCCGTGCTCGATTCACTGTTAGTGAAGCCACCGTAGGCCTTCATTGCGGGGTTCGTACACTGCTGTGTGAGGATAAAGTCTGCGAGGGCCTGAACCCTGGCTAATATGTCACCTTGATTACCAACAAACTGAGTCGCATCGTAAGCCTGATACAGAAAGTCTATTGCAAAGGCCGCGGGAAAAACACCTCGTCCATAAGCAGGGTCAGGGCCTTCAACCTTGCCCTCCTTCGCAACATAATACGTGTTTGCGAGATTATTCTGCATCATGACAGCGTTACCGTTCACAGAAGAGACAGTGTTCCACTCACTATGGGCATCATCGCTAACCTGAACTGGATATCCACTCTGAAACTTCGTGCCATCCACAACTGTGACATTCTTTTGCCCTGCCGTCGCGTCTGCCGTCAGCAAGGTTGGAATGACGTAAAAGTACGGCGCGTAATGCACGATGAAATCGTAATAGCCCTGAGGAACAGTGCCCATCTTTTCACTTCAACAATTCATTTATCAAACGGTGAATCTCGCAAGAACTGCACACCAAATAATCGGTTACTCGGCAGCTCTTACAGAGTAGCTGGCTAAGACGCTTCAGCTTCTTATCACACAAAGGTTTTTCCCGCCCTCAGAAACGACACAAGATACACGAATAACTCCAGAAAGGAGAAGGCTACTCTGAGAGGCGTCAGGAACCTAGGTTGGCGTTAAGACTTCCACGTCATAGCCATTGTTGATTAGTTGTTGCATCTCGGCACTTGTAAGTACCATTTTAGTACCGTTAACCTTGGCAAGGATGTAATTGCCCTTTCCGAGAACTTTGCTCACGGATTCATGAGCCCTCCCTTGTAGGTTGGCACATCATCCTTGGCACTTGCTTCTGCTGCTACAACAGGCGTAGCAAAATTCGTCAACATCCTCAACAGGTCATCATGAAAACCTTTCACTGCACCTTCAAATGCCAATCGACCGATTGAAGCCTTCGTAATATACAGATCTCCCAGTCGATAATCAAATGCGCCGAGCAGCATGCCCCCACTTGCCGCCACAAGCACACGAAGACAAGCCAACTCAAGAGCAGCCATCTTAGCCCAGTCATAACGCTGATCCAAAACAGAAAGAACAGAGCCAACAATCGAGTTCACGTACAAGTTGGCATGGTCAACGTGAGCCTGAAAACTTGCTAGAGAGACCGGTAAACCGAAAACCGTGTACGTCTGGCTTGTTGAATCATAACCCGCGTTCAGGTGTGATTGAACGTCGTCAGCTGTAGTATATGTACCTGGGATTGTGAGCGGTGGGCTAGGTGGCTGAGGTGGAGCTGGCGGCGCCGCTTGCGTGATTATCTGAAAGCTGAAAACATGATCAACCAGATCCATGCTTCCGATGTTTATGCGAAATGTCGTCGGGCCCACATCACTCGGCCAGAAAGTTCTCCCGCCTAAGTCATCTTGAGGAGTAATGATGATCTGGTCTATTGTAGGGGGCGTTGAGAGACCGTGTAGGACGTCAACATAGGTGTTGCCTGCAATTATTATTGCTGAACCCATTTAGACCAGAACTCCTTATGGCATGTATTCTGCTTTCCAGTAGCATGTTATCGTCGCTGGAAGACCTGTGCCTGTGATAGTGACGGTTATGGCTGTGGCGTTTGTAGTCCAAGTGTAACCTGAGACTAATGTTGTACTAAAACTACACCAAACACCGCCATGGCCAGCACTAGGTCCTGCTGCTAGTCCGTGTAGGAAACTGAAGGCCGTAGCCGTGACGTTCGTCGCTGAACCATCATTCTCGGTCACATAGCCAACGTTATAATGAATGATCATTGTTGTGCCTCCTGGACTTATTTGGCCTGCTACGTTGCTTGCAAATTGGCAATACTGTACTTGCGAAGTTGTTCCATGTATGTCGAGGCCATAACCAGTATTGCTAGCTATGTATGTTCCCTCAAAATAGTGATTAGTACCCCAAACTTCTGCTCCGTCATCAAGATTGCTTGTTATTCGCCCGCCGACAACTTGGTCGCTACTGCCCCCTCTGATCATTAGTCCTTTTCCAGTATTACTGTCAAATTCGCAGACGAAGAACCATTTAGCCCAACTGCTTGTTCCTAGGTCAACGCCGCTTCCAGCGTTCGAAGCGAATCTGCAGCCGAAGAATGAAGCTGCATTGCTGTTGTCTGTAGCATTGTACCCATTTAGCCCACAACCTTCAATTGTGAAGCCAAAGTATCTGTGGCCCCAGGCGGAATTTCTGACGTACATGCCGTCTTTCGCAGCATTGTATATCCACACTCGATAGACTGTCAGATCCCACGTATTTCCTGTACAGTTGATTCCATCTCCGAGTGTGTTTTGAGCTTTATTCCCGTTTATCGAGAAATCTCTCAGCTCCAAAAATTGTTCAGTGCCAGCAGGTGCCCACCGCATTACATCAATATTCGCATTGTTGTCCAAGATGAATTGTGTTGAATAGATGCCATCACCTTCCAGGGTAATTTGCCCTTTCAGGTTGATGGTGGTTTTGACGGTGTAAGTACCAAACTTGACATGGATTAACCCATAGGTCACATTGCCAATTGCGTTGTTTAAAACTGCACCAACATCATTGCTTCTAAAATCAATCTGTCCAGTCGTGCAATTCTTTAGTAGATATGTCGAACCAACAGCATCGACGATGTAGCTCGCAGCCTCCAGAGGATTAACCACGACATCAGTACGATTCTGGCTATTCCACCAAAGTTGGCCGCTTCCAGCAAGGTTTGTCGCATTAACCCAAGCCGCACCATAAATACCATAAGACCCTCCTATGTTCCAGTCTCCAGTCAAAGCCCTTGTACCGTTCGCAAACAAGTACGCGGTTAAATCCGGTGTGCCAGTGAGGTTCGCGTATGGAAAAGTCTGCGGGACGCCAGTCAAGTTAGCATATGGATAAGTACTGGGAGTCGCCCCTATGGGCGTCCAAGCACTATTATTGTAGACATAAAGACATCCTAAGTCACTTCTGAAGAAGACTTGTTCATTAATGGGTGATGCTGGAAAACTCGTGCCATTTTCAACGATTAGATGCAGAATCTTGACGCCCTGGCCGCTTAGAAGCTGATCGATGCTTGCACAATAGATTGATGTCAGATTTACGTTTTGAAGCAGTAGAGTGCCGGTTGAGAAGTTTAAGTCACTCTGCAAGACGCCTTGAGCGTAATATTGAGCTCTGCCAAGGCTGAAATCATCGATAATGCAGGTGGCGTCAGCGTCCACTGTGTATGATATGCCGAGTGCGCCTTTTTCAAGGATAAGCCGCGTGTTATTCCGCACTATCGGCGAAGCACTATACCAGCCCTCCTTCACATAGACGCTACCGCCATGAACAGACACAGCGTCGAGGCCTGACTGCATTACAAGCGTATGATTCACACTGTATAGGTCAAGCTTTCCTATCGTACCATTCTGCAGCGTCGCATAAGCATCCACGAGACCTACAACGTACGTGCTTGGATTCTGGAACGGATAGAAACTGCTGTTCACAGGCACTTCCAGGGTGTGCTCTATCGCCGATACCCGATCCGCAAGATTAACATTTACCGAAACGTTAGCGCCAAAATACGCGGCAACCCCAGCGCACACTAGGATTGCACAAATCATCAATGTTTTAGCCCATGTCAAACCGTTAACCTGAATGCTCTGGGCTAACCCCTTATTGTTGTCCGAACTCAAACCTCAAACACGCTCCTTTAACATTATGACCGTGAAATGGAAACACTGAAGAAACAATGAAAAAGAAAAAAAGGGGAAATCTAGGCCTCTTCTAAGTTGTGTTCAACCCGGTGATTTTTACGATTGCTTCTCCGCATGTGACAACTGGCGAATACCTGGTAGTCAACGACACATCCACTGCATCGAACTCTTTCTTAACGTCCAAATCCGACAGCAATGGCCTTTTGATTACGAAGAATCCCAAGGGAGCATACGCACCACTCAGGTTTTGACCCGTGCTCAGAACATACGCCGTGCCTGCAGACACAACGCTGCTCACGTACAAGTCCAAACCGTACACTTTGCCGATTGCACCGGACTGAATCACCGGCTCACCGTACTGCATGGCTAAGCTGAATTGTGGGATGTACTTCAGATCTCGAGCGTTGACCGGATTGACCAGGATGCTGTCAGCAATGAAGTTGTAGCTTTCAATCTTCGCGTCAGCCCACAGAATATCCTTTGTACCGATGCCGCCGCTGACGGTGAACTCTGTACCTGTGGCGCCCATGCTAGTTCCTGTTCCGGCGCTTGAATTAGCAGCCCCAGCGTCAATGACTGTGAGGCAGTCCTTGTCAATCTGGTAGGCCATACGTCTTGCGAGACGTCTCAGCTGCTGCTCAATCACTGGAATGTATAGGTCTTCAATCTGCTCGCGCGGTATACGTTCTCTGAGGCCTTTCTTGTAGGGCGTCACGGTAACATAGTCAAGCGGCGTGAAATCCATCGGAATCTCGACGGTCTCGCTGATTTCGCTGATGCCTATGCTTCTGGAACCTTTCTCTTTCGTGAACGTTGCGGTTCGACCTGCAACCAGCGGAAATTCTGGTAGGAGCCGCTTGACTACAAGGGCGGGCATTGTCAACTCGATTATGCGCTTGTGTAATGCAGGATACGCTACTGCTCCAGTATCAACCCATGTTAAAGCGTCTCTTTGAAAACTCATCTAGACCACCTTAGATTAGCAGAATGTAAGCTGAACCGCCACTTGCGGCGCCAGCGTTTGCCCAGCCCATGACATTTCTCGCCTTTGTTATTGCTGCTGCAGTGCCCGCGCTTGTGTTGCAGTCTGTTGCTGTTGGTGCGGGGACTGTTTGAATTGTGCCTCCTGGCCCTGAGCCAACCGCGTCTCCAGCAGTAATGGTACCATAAGCCTTGGCGCGCGCTAGCCCTCTCCATAGAACTGAGATTGCCTTGCCGTTAAGTGCGTTTATCTGGCAGATGCCGCAACGTGTGAGACTTGGGTTTGTAGTGGGCTTTTTAACGGTCCAATCAGCGGTGATTTCGACAACTTGGCCGATTGTAAGATCTTCGCCTGCTATTTCCTGGGTGATATAACGATCAGAGACCAGCGGTGTTGTTCCTTCAAAAACTGGTGCACTCATCTAAATCACTTGAATCCAGCGTTTATCTTGCGCGAGGCCTTGATCAGGTCCTTGAACCAGTCATAATTGCCAAGGGCATCACGGTTAATTTCGTCAGTTGCCACAATACCCTTACCACTGGCACGCTTTGCTTCTTCTGCGCTTGGCGGTTTCCCTTCTTCCTCGCCTTCTTCCTGACCTTCCTCTTGGGCCTCGCCTAGCTTTTTGGACAATTCGCTGATTTTCTTGCCAAGCTCGGCCTTCCTGGCTCTCTTCGCCAATTCACCCTCGAGATCAGCCAGTTTCTTGTTCAAAGAATCTAGTTCAGCGTCAGACGCTCCAGGCCTCTGCATTATCTGCTTCTCAAGCTGCGTCAACTGGTCAATGTACTCTTGATAGGTATGTTCTTTCGGCGCTTGTTCTCCCGGTGCGACGTTAACTACTCCTTGCGCTTGATGCGGAGAAGCTCCTTGCTGAGCATTTTGTTCAGGCAAGTGCTTCACCTCTTTTGTTTTATTCTTTTTGTTTTCAGGTCCTTGCGGCTCACGCCTAGAACCCACATCATCACTTTCAAGTGACCGTGAAATTGCGGGATTCGAACCCGTAGCCCTTGCCGCTTCTTGCTGATTCAGATCCATTGCGGCAGCAAATCCAACGGGCTTAAACTCGGTTTTCTCGTAGGCTGGAGAAGCAACAATACTTAATTCTCGCACTCGAGGCTTGTGCACTATTTCCCAGGCGTCTGGGCATAGGTGAACAAGCAAGCCTTCCTTCCGAGTTGGCTTCTTGCACCTGCTACACTCAACATCGTCACTATCAACCTGGACACTCACATATTTTACGTATCCGCGCAGTATCTTGTCAATGAGTTTCTCTTCTCCTCCGACCTCAGCTCGGAAATAAACTTCTTGCCCTTGACGTCTAGCCTCGGGAACCTTTCCAACAATCATGAAGACACTCTCAGCATGGTCAGCACGCAGTTGAGCGTCCTTCAGAGTTGCAGTGAAAAAGTCAAGGTCCTCCTCCGGAACCTGCCACTTATTCTTATTGACACTCGTATCGACAGCTAAACCTTCGATATTGATAAGTCTCTCTTTCAACGCAAACTGTGCGTCGACGCCTTCTTGCGCCTTGAAGGGAACATAATACTTCAACTGCATTTTCACGTCACCGCACGTCTGAGATTTGAACGTAAGCGTTCACAACTCGGCGCCGATACTCATTCCAAGCCCTAAAGTCTAGCAAAGTCTGAATCTCGCCCTTCAAGTGACTGTCAAGCCACTTACGAACTTGGTCCCGAGTCTTGAAGTGTTCCTTCTCAAACATATAGTTCTGGATCTCCCAGCGGTCGCTATCCTTCACCTTTCCAACCGTGATTTTGACGCCTTTCCCAAGTTCTTTAACCCGAAACTTCTCAAACTTGTCGGGATCCGCCACCCGGTAACGCCACACGGTCTTAGCTTCTTCAAGTCCAGGCATAATTCAACTCACCATCAGTTAGCGAGCCACTCGCAAATCGTGAGTAGCCGCTTCAGAATCGCTCCCTTGAGAGCGCCTAGGTGCCGCTTGTTATCGATGAAGAGGACATAGTTCGAGCAGTCTCCCGGCATGACAACCCGCATGAGCTTGTTATAATGAAAGTATTTTCTGTCCAATTTCCTGTAGAAATAGCGTCTCACCCTGCAGAAGAGACAAGTAATATGCGGTCTACTCATCTCGTTGCTGTAGCCGCACAATTTGTGACACGGCATCCTTACTCTCATGCGGTCTTGCCCTTCTCGACCATCGTAACAGAGGATCCAGCAGAAGTGTCACCAGGGCTCTGCTCAGGCGGCTGCTCCGGATAACCCAGCTGAGGCCTCGCTTCACTGGGCACGATAATTTTCTTCTCAACAAGGTCACTGATGAACTTGGCTTTGACGTCAAGCGTGGGCTCCCACACGGGCCTCCAACTGACTTTGGGAATTTCAACGCCTTCGCCGAACTTGGCCTGAATGAGCTGCTTGAACAAAACCGTCTCCAACGTGCCGCTGATAAGCTGCTGCAGCATCCTCAAACGCGTAACATACTCTTGCATGACGATTTCAGCCGTGGCTCTATTCGTTTTTTCGCTTTCGCCCATGAAAATTTTGGGAACACCCAAGACAGCCTCACGCTGCTTGTGAAGATATTCGATCCACCATTGAATGTTCACGTCTTTTGTCATGCTTTGAACTACAGTAACCTCAACATCGCCACGAACAAACACGTCAGTCGCAGGTTTGCGGTCTCGGAAAGCCTCGACGAGACTCTGAAGCTGCGGATCACTGAATGGCCTTTCGGCAGTTCCAGCCTTCACAACGAGCATAGGCTTCGTGTAAATATGCATGATTAAAGCCATGTCATCTTGAAACTGGTCAACCAAAGCCTGAATCTTCAACAGGGGCCTAATCAGGCTTGTGCCATAGCTGAACTCGTACCACCAGCTTTTGCTTCCCCACCGAAAATGCACCATGTCTTGCGCGGTGAAGGCCACAGGCGGAAAAGTCAAGAGTTGTACATAACCGAAAACGTTTCCATAAGCATCCCTGCGCACCCTCATGTGCACCGGGTCCAGCGGCTTAAGCCAGCTAACCTCGCCAGTATCCTCGTCACGACAAATCTCTATGAAAGCGTTACCGAAAACAAGCATATCTGTACCTGTAATCCGCAACGTTTGCAAAATGTTCTGCTCATCAAGCCAGTCAGTAAGCCATTCTCGGACCTCTTCAGTACTTCCTTCCAACTCAAAACCGTTCGAGATAGCAAGATTAACCGTAACATCGATTGCTGCCTTGATGTACGGCGTGAAAGTGTAAAGGTCCTTGTATGCCGGCAGGTCCTCAACGGGAGTTGCTCCCCACAAACGCTCCCAATACGCCATGTATGGCGGAGTGACAAAACCCGCGCCAGAGCCCTTGAGCATGTACTTGGTGACGTAACCCCACAGCATGTTGTCAGCTTTCCAGCTGACGGGGACCTCCTCCTCAATCTGCTTCTTGCTTATGTCTTCAGGAACTTGTCGCTGAGCAACAAACCTGCCCGCAAACTGCTTGACTGCCTGCAAACCCTTACGAACTCTTTCAGCGACAAGACTCAAGTTTTCAACAGCCTCTTAACAGTATTAACAAGCCAAGAACAATCAAGGCGAAAGCATCAACCCAGTACCACACGTAAACGCCTAGGAGAAGTTTGAAGCCGCCAATGTTGCTCCAATCTTCCTGCTTTAGCTGCCTACGCTCAATCAGCTGCCACGTTGCATCTTCGACCAGCGGCATCGCCAAGAAACCCCAAAGAAAGACAGGCCAGACTGGATCGAATGCGATAACCCCGAAGAGCAATAACATGAAAAGGTGATATGTTTTGAAGTGACCTAGAAGCCACTCGTCTTCATGTCCCTCGAAAAACAGTCTGTTCTCCATTACTCCGTACAATATGGCGCATAGTATTGAACGAACTGCAGACAGCATAGAGGTCAACTTTTTTTTAGAGTATGATAGCACCTTTTCCAGGTCGAGGTGTTTGAGCAGTAGCATAAACCGCAAGTGCCAATGACCAAAGCATGTCATCATGCCCTCTTGGAGGGTGAGTGAAAAGCAAGTGGCCACTCTTACCGTAATCGCATTGCTGTTCGTTCATTTGTTGGCATAATTGTTTATCGTAAGGTACGGCCAATCGGTTTTGCTCCATCGTAATCTTCAGTGTTGTAAGCAGCGATTCCTTGGTCTCAGTGGTGAATACTAATCCTTCTGCGAGGTTCATGCCTTGGTTATGCATTTCCTCAAGCACTGGTTCGCCCACACCGGTCTGATCTACGAATATGTTACGGAACCTGAATTTTTCATGCGCTCGGAATAGATGGCCTATAACGTGTGTGTAGAGTGTTTCCAAGGGGAACTGGTGCAGATAGATGAGGCTGAGATTTTCTTTTTCACGTTTCACGACGGTTATCACACTGTAATCTTGTAGTTTGCCAAAATCGACACCTGCGTAGTAATCTCCAATAGGAAATTCGCCTTCGAGACTTGCGCAGAGCTCAACGCCTAGTTTTTGGGCCAGTTCGACGCATTTGCGTATCAAGTCCTGCGTGAAATAGCTGTTCACTGCTTCGACGAATTCGGCTTCATATTCCATGAGGTATGCTTCATGTGTCATGTTTTCGCGCATTTCCTTCAGGAACTCGGATTTGATGAGTGGGCATTCTTTTGATCTTACTTTGTGCACGCTGTAGTTCGGATTTACGAAGGCTCTGCGAAAGAAGTGGTTCTTGTCCCACGGCGTGCTTAAGAAAATGGCATAGCCGTCCGTTGTACTCAACATCGGAAAAAGAACCTGCGTGATGACTTCCTCGCGAACCCAGCTTGCTTCGTCACAGATCAGCATGTCAACCGTGTATCCTCTCAGCAGGTTTTCGCTGCAAGGCAACGCGATTATGCGGCTGCCGTTGATGAGATGAACCATTGTTCTCGTGGCTCTGGCGACTCTGTTCAGCAGGCGTGCTGTTGAAAAGACAAGGGAGGCTACGCGGTCAAACATGATCATGCTCTGCCGAAGCGAGGGGCTGGTGATTAGGATGGTGACGTTTGGGTGTGTGTCTGCAAAGAATACTGCTTTCATGGCTATTGCCGTTGTTTTGCCGGTTTGACGTCCCATGCAGGCAACTATGCGCTTATTCTCATCTTCAAGCAGTTCTGCCTGATATGGGAATGGTTTGATGCCAAAAACGCTTTCGGCATATACAACTGGGGAATTTATTGGCTCATCAGTTGTCTCATACAGTAGGTTGCGGACTTGGGTTTCCGTTTTGTCCAGGCTTTGTGTGAGAATCTTCTGGGTTCTTCTTTGCTGCCAGCTGTGCCACCAACTTTTCAACTCTCTCGACACGTCTTTCTACCTCTTCGTACTTTTGAAACTTGTAGTAAACTTCGAAGTAAGCGCGTGCTGAAGAAAAGATGATGCGGAAACGCTCCAAATCCTCTTTACTGCATGATTTCAAATCGCAAACCTTGTTGAAAGCATCAACATACCGTTTCACAACGGAGTCCAATCCGATGATGTCGGCCTCTCCAATCTGAGCCCCCAGAGAGACTTCCTTCTGAACATCCGGATCGCCACGCGTTCTGTCAACTTCATTCTGTATTGCACGGTACGTGCGGTTTGGAAACGTTCCTGAATCGTAAATCTGCTGAACATTCATTCCCCTCTGAATCATCTCAAACAGAAGCTTCTCTTCGGCTTCTGTCCAATTCTCTCCTCGAACCAAACGTTACTCCTCTTTTGAAGGCTCTGTTTGGAAACTCCCGTTTCCACGCGAGTCAACCAAGACTTCGCCTTTTTCAAGTTCCGGCACAAGACCGAGCTGAACAGGCTCCTTTAGCAGTGCAAGAACGTCTGTGCGAGTCATTCTGCAGACTGTTTCGTATCGAATTCTATCATGGAAACTGCTGCTAAGTATGATTCTGCGAGCTTGTCTCAGTTGTTCTTTTTCTTTGCTTCTTCTGTGTGTCATGGTTCTCACTCACGCCACTCAAGGGCGGCGGGCTTCGAATTCTACATGCAGAGAGTACACATACGAATTGAAATAAGACACGGTACCGTATGCGGCACCTTATGCGGTATCTTACGCAGTACCTTGTGAGGCCTTTGCCACATAAAAGCGGATGCATACAAGGAAATGCTAACAAAGAAGCGGTGCAAGAAAACATGTTCACATTCCCCGGAGGATTGCGGGAGCAAACCGTCATGAGCGTTGATATACCATCAATAGCGCGCGTTTCTTGGACAAGCTCGTTGACAAGACGTTGGAAACATGGATGAAGACGCGTCTCCGTGACGAAGAACCCAAACAAGTCTGACGCGGTCTTGTCTTTGTACTAGTTTGCTTCATGATTTTGTCCGACGGCGTTTATAAGTAGAAGACACCCACCCCTCACATCAAGGATAGACGGCAGAATGCTAAGGTTTCGCCTTTCTCCCCTTTCGTTCTGCTTCTTCACCCTTCCCATGGATTAGCTCGTGCCAAACTCCGATTCCATAAAAACATAACACTACAACAGAACCAGAAACCAAATTCAACAACTCGGGGCGCTTACTACTTGGGTTTGGGGGTAAAGTTTTATATCGTGTGTGTGTGAAGTGGAGCTAACTGATAAAACTTTACCCGTGTGTGTGAAGGGTAAAGTTTTATACTTCACCCTTGTTATGAGAGACAAGATTGCAACGATTTTTACCATTACAGTCCCGCAAGGATACGTTGCCATGTATCCGCAATCGTTGATTGACATATTGACCTTCTTTTGGATTCCTTATGCAATTCTCATGGTTTTAAGGTTCTCTGATGACGTCATTACTTCCGTGAGAATAAGAGAATATCTTGGACGCCTTGCAGTCGCGTTCTTTCTTACAGGACTCGCATTCGTCGCAGTTGGAATCATTACACCTTTGCTAATAGCCTACGTAGCATATTTCTATCCTGCATCTATCGTCTTTCTTGTCGTATTTGCTGCCATTCTCGCTGTAGTCTATTTTGTCTTGCGAAAGTATCATCTTAAGCTCATCATTGAACCAAGACAA